GGTGCCGGTGCAGGCTTGTCGATCCACTTTGTTATGGTGAACCCCAGATCGTATGATGTGCCTTTGCCTACAACCACTGGCGTGGAAGTCGTCACAGCCACAACAGGGATAAGACCCCGCGAAAAAGCTGAGTGCTTTTCCGCTTCATTGTAGAGCTTGGCGATGAACTGGCCAGTGCCGTAGCTGTTGTTGGAAAACTGAGCGTTGGTGCCGTCAGATGTCCAGCAGTTTACGTCAAAACCCTGCTTATATGTCGGCTTGCCATCGACATCCATCTCCTGTGGTTTTGGAGTTGACTGTGATGGTGATGGCCATTCCTGCCAATCGCGTTGACCGATTGCAATCTTGAGCCAGCCAAATTTGACGTTGGCAATATCCACTGCGAGGCCAGCCGTCATGTCTAGCGTCTTAGGATCGCCGCCATCGCTAAGCGTCCAGCGGTTTTGTGGTAAGTTGACGCGAATGTATGCGTTCGCGCTGTTGTTGTTGTCTCCGAAAGAAATGGGCATGTGTGTCTCCTTGACGTGTGTGCCTGTGTTTAAGTCAGTCTTGCGTATGCTCGAATGACCAGCTTGGTATTTGGAGCGTCTGGAGTTCGCCGTAGCCGTAGTCCCAGACGTCCGTTTTACGCGCTGTAGAATATTTCTCCAGTGCGTATCTCGTTGCGGCTTCACCTTCTTTAAGTGAACGCCAATCTAATTCGTAAACGCCAACGTGGTGTGGCGCTTCTTTGCCAACAGATATGAATATAAACCTGTCGATCTCATAACCTTCCAGAGCCATGACCCTGCGATAGAAGGCATCCTGTATGTGATAGCCAAACTGAGCGCATTGCCGACTGAAGCCAGCGGGATCAGGCGAGATTGTCGTTTTCAGATCTATCAGCGCGGCAATATCACGACGCCATCCATCTGGGCGCGCCCGCAAATCTACACCGTATATCTCATCCTTTGCAAATACGCTTGCCTCACACACAAGATCTCCACCTAGAAGGCTGGCCGCTGCCTTGTTCGATCGCACGGCGGTAGCCATGCCCTCTGCGAGCTTATAGTCCGCCTCGGTCAGTAGCAGCGCGCCACTTTCCTCTGCCTCCTCTTTCAGCTCGGACCATGCCTTGCCGCGACGTGTCTCTGGACCGCACCACACTGTAGACGCCAGCGCCGGTTCGAATACCAGCGTGTGCGCAGCGGTTCCAACATCAAAAGCGTTGCTGTGTTTGCGCACGCCATATTTAAAGTCGGACAATGATTTCTGCGCGATCGTCTTAGCGCCAGACGCGCTGAGAGCGTCCATATCGTGGTATTCTTCGTTGGTCATTGAGAAACTGATGCTCATGACATTAACTCCCTAACTATAAAACAGAACGTCTCCAGATCTGTTTCAATTTTACCTTCACCACCGGCCATTACTGCCGATAATGGTATGACCACGCGGTCAGCCTTGCGGTCGTATTTATAGATCAGGCAGGGGATCTTGCCCTCACGCTTTGACGCAACCAGAACCTGCCCCCACCACGCCGGAGATCCACCGATGGCCCCGTCTTTGTATCGTTTGAGTTCCAAAGTAAAGGGAAAGTTACTATTATCTGGTATCAGATCTGCGTATCCGCCTGTTCTATATTGCTCCAGATCTCTCTTAAAGCTGATACCCAAATCGAGGAATAGCTTCTGAGCAATCTGGCGTTCGTATGCAGCACCCTTATTTCTACCGTTAACCATTTTAATCTCCCGATGAACGCTCAGACTTCTTCTTTAGCCTCTTTGAGCATCTTAATGATGGCCAACTCTGTCAGAACCGCCATGCTCATACGCTTCTTTTTCGATAAAGTTCTAAGCTCCGCGATTACGTCAACACGTATGCGCGCTCCGAGCTGTCTTGTTTCAATTTTCATGATAACCTCCAATATGTTTGCACACTGTACGCTCTGCGGTATTTTTGCGCAAGCATGAAGCTACCCTTAAATTGTGGACGCTTGCCATTAGTCCGCACGCGGCTGTTCAGAGTGATAGCCTGACGCTGACGCATCAGAGATCGCCAGCATTCTCATATAGGCTGCAACAGTCAGCCCCTTTGATTTCGCTGACAGCTTTACAACTTCGTAAGTTGCTTCGTCCATTTGGATTTGTACGTTCTTCATCTTGTTAGGTCTCCTTTTCCCTCTGCGCACCATATCAATGGAAAAACATTGCACAAGCATGTTTTTTTAATTGACGCGCATTTGTTTTGCCGTTAGTTATGTATGTAAGGGTAATGAAGCCCACCAATCGGGAGAACGACAATGACATTTGATCAAGTTAAAGCAGAATACCTTAACGAGAGCTTTGAGTTCGCAATGGCTACAGAGGCGCAGGTTGATAAACTTTCAGAATGGCTAAACGCAAGCGATCGCCATAACGCGGCACATATGCGCTGGGACGATTATCAAGAAGAATTGCGCGGACTAGCAGCCGAGTTCTATTAATCAAACGGTGGCCACGCGCCCCCAAACAAACTAAACAAGGAAAACCCATGAACAATCTTATCGAACGCACCGCCGAATTTGTATTCTTGATCGCCTTGCTGGCCATCCCAATGTTTTTCTCAGGAGGCTTTTAATATGCTTGCTTCAATATGCCTTGCAATGGCTGTTTACTATGAAGCCCGCTCAGAGCCGCTTGACGGCCAGCGTGCCGTCGCAGATGTCGTCTTGGCTCGCACATACCATCCATCATACCCAGACACGGTTTGCGAAGTCGTCGCTGAAGACCGTGGCAGCAAGGACTGGGACTGCCAGTTTAGCTTCATGTGTGACGGCCTTCCAGAGCGCCCTACAGGCGCTGCATGGGCCACTGCGCAGGCCGTAGCAGCCAAGGCAATCGCTGAACCAGCCATTGTTCACGCCACGCATTACCACACGGTAAATGTGAAGCCTATCTGGCGGAACGATTTGACCGTAGTCGGTAAAATCGGCTCTCATATTTTCTATTCAGATGGCAGTTGCCACTTGCCAACGTGTTCACTGCGCCCCGTGGCGCGACCAGAAGGAGAAGCAGAATGATTGACGAAGGCTTCACTGAAATGGCCGCACCCACGCTGTCTTACGACCCCAGCAAGGATGGCGTTTGGATAGGAGATAGCACTGGGCCAGTCTTCTTTTTGCCCCGCAGTCTTGTTGTTGAGATGGTTGGGGTGCTGGCGGGTAAGGAGAAACAGAATGACTGACGGAAACATACACGAAAACAACAGACGCCTCGACGACCGTGAAGACTTTGACGCACTGCAAGAAGTCACTGCCGAGCTTGATCGGGCAGAGGCTCGGATTGAGCAGCTTGAGGCTGAGCTTTCAGAACAAGTCGGATGGGTAAGGCATATGGCTGAGGACCTTATTGCAGCAGAGGCCAAGCTGGCGAAGGAGGCGGCTGTAGAGGCAATCGTTGTGGATGACACATGCATGAGGTCCCGCACCACCCTCGCAGAAATAAAGGGAGAAACAGAAATGACCAAACAACAAGAACTCGACGACCTCAAGGACGCAGTGGCAAGCTGGCGCAAGCAGCGCGATGCGCTGGCGGCTAAGTATCAAGGCGTCCGCCCGTCATATGTCAGCACCGATCTGGCGATACTGGAAGAGCGCATTCAGCGCTATGTGGCACAGATTAAGGAGATGGAATAATGACAAGTGAAGAAATAATAGAGGCACTGCGTAAAGCCTCAAGGATTGGCCTCACAGCAGCACAGGCCGCTGAGATGATTGGCATCGCCGCAAACACTGCCCGCCGAAGGGCAAAGGCGGCGGGGTTTCAGTTTGTGAACGCGCGCCGAGTTTTGAACCAAGCAATTCGAGACGAGCAGATTGTGACCAAGAAAAAAGTCGAAGCCAAAAAGGCGGCACAGACGTATCAAAAGCGAATTGATGACATCAAGAAAAAAGCCGCTGGGATAAAATGTCCGATTGAGCGCAAGGAGATGATTTATGGCGCGGCGCTCTTGGCCTTTGAGAGACGGCAACATGATGACGACAAGCGCCCAAAACCGCCCTGCGATGTGGTTAAGCAGCCAAGTCGCCGCCCAGTGACGCGCCCAGCCGCTTGCCAGTTTAGCTTCTGGTGCGACGGCAAAGACGACACGCCCCACGACAAGGCAGCGTGGCAGACAGCCCAGCAGATCGCCGCACAGGCGCTCTCAGGCGATACTCTGGGGCATGGAGCCGCCTACTATCACACGACCGAGGTGTCGCCTGTGTGGGCCAGCAGCCTTGAGCATGTCGGCCTGATCGGCGGTCACATATTTTACACTGACGGAAAGTGCCTTCTGGCGCTGGGCTGTTCACTGCGCCCCAAAGCGCGACCACAGGGAGACGTGTTATGATTGAGTGTGAACAATGCAACGGTGCTGGCGAGTGTGAGGTTAATTATTACATGCCGCATTACAGTGCCTGAGATGTCGGGTTTATTGAAACGAAAATTGAGGAATGTGACTGGTGCGGTGGCACTGGTGAAGTTGAGGAGGACGAATAATGGTTAATATAATCGGAACAATCGGAGAATTTAGAAGTGTCAGACGCAACAATAATAACGCAGCGCCTACTGAGGTTGAATGCCGTAATGCTGGAGCAGTCGGAGAAAGCGGACAGACCAAACCTGCGCCAGCAACTGCAAGCCTAGCAAGCATTGATGGAGATGCTAGAACGCTCCCTCCAGCGGTGACAGATGCGGAGAAAGCTGAGGAAAGGCTTGGTATAGCTATGCTGCGCGAGGCTTTAAATGATCCGTTGATACCAAACCCCGAAAAGTGGCGTAAGGCGACGGCGTTTGCTCAAGCGAAGCGTTTGCAACTCACAAAAGAGCGTCGTGAGCGTGTTAAGAAATACGCAGAAGAGGGTATAATGACAATCTCGGAAGTTGCCAATATTGAGGGCGTCGTTCCAACCACTATTCGCCAAGATTGTCAGCTCTTAGGCGTGCGACTTCATGCCAGCCAGATCAAGGTGTCGCCGTACCAAGGCGAAATATCGGATCGACGCGACAAACTTGAGGAAATGGCACTAACGGGAATGACACGCGCTGCGGCTGCTGTTGAACTAGGCGTGTCCGAAGGTACGGTGCGACGCGACCTGCTAGTGGCACGTATTAAATGGAAGGGAAAAGACTAATGTCGGACAGGCGCATATTGATGCTAGAAAATAATCTCAACGAAGCAAGGACACTTATTAGCGGTTTGCAGAGCAAGGTCGCACGCCAGCGCGAGGACGTGACACGTTTGCGCAATCGCGTAGACACGCTGATGCTGGATAAAAAAGAAATCACAAAAAATCTCAACGAGCTACGGGAGGCGAATGATGGCCAATAACAAACGTCATCCTATCAAGGAGCAAACCAAGCAAATCTGGCGAATGTCAAACGAGGGCATGTCTGGTAGGAATATCACTAAAGCCCTCGGTCTAAATCGCGGCGTTGTCAGTGGTGCCATCAATCGCGGGCGTAAATCAGGACACTGCAATAAGAAGGTCCGCACAAAGACTACCGCTCACAACGAAAGCCCACTGACTTATGGTTATATTGGCCAAGTCATTGATGCGCTATCTCTGGAGCAGCTTGACTGGCTGTTTGTTGAAAGCGAGGCTGTCGGGTGTAGTACCACCGCAGAATTTATTGCAGAGTTGGTGCGAGACGCACACGCGGAAGCAATGGCAAGGGAAACCAACCAATGACTAAAGCAGTCAAGCACGACGCAGAAAAGCCACGGGTGGACTTGTTTCCACCTCAAGCAATATTGGCCATCTCGGAGGTGCTAGGTTACGGCGCTGAAAAGTATTCCGACCACAACTGGCAAGAGAACGGCGGCATGGAGTATTCAAGGATGTATGCGGCTGCACAGAGGCATATGCTGGCGTTCTGGGATGGTGAGCAGGCAGACGGGGAGACGGGCATGTCACACCTCGCCCACGCGGCCTGCTGTATCGTTTTTCTGTTAAGCTATGAGATCGACGGCAACGGCATCGACGACCGCCGCGATTAGCGGTGGAATAGACCCGCAATGTCATCCGCTTCGGCCTGTTGAGTAAATTCAGCGGGCCGAAGCGTTGTCGTCTGGAAACCCTTTAGTTGATACTCGCTAAACACGCGGATCAAACCCAGCGGAATACAGACGAACACGAAAATCTCCGCATCTGAGCCGCCACGGCTGAACTTGAACGACCCAGACAGTGTTGGCACAATCGACGACTTTACCTCAACGCGAAGCACACGCTTGGACGGTAGCGTCACATGTAGGTCGCACGAACCATTGACGTGGGACGTCTCCAGCCCAGCCATTTGAAACTTTGACGCAGTAAGGAACTCGCCAGCACGGCCAATGCCTGTTGCACTCAGTTTAGCTAATTTAGACATATTACCGAATTACTTGCACAACTTTTCGCGAGTTTCATTGTGCCGCACAATTTGGCGCAGCAAATCTGCGTCAGTCCAATCCACTACCGATTGATCTTTGAATGTAATTACTCGCGAAACATCGCAGTAAGTGTCACCCGTCACTGTCACTCCGCACCCAGCGACTAGCACGGGCAGCAATGTCAGCATCACTAGCATTTTGAAGTTCATCTTCGACCTCTTTCGCTGTCAATATTTTCTCAAGGCGATCATCCTTGATTTCGTATTCTAACTCATCGCGGCCATCGGCACGGCCCCTGTAGTACACGGTTACAATGGCCAATGCCGCAGCGCCGATCAACGCTGCATACAGCTTTAGTTTACCCAGCAAAAACATTATCTGTCGCCCTTATTCCATTTACTGAGACGCTCCAAATCAATCACGCCCAGCGCCACCATCGCTACCACTGCCAGAACCCCCATGATCGCTAGGTTCTGCCAAGGCAGACCACCTACAACACCAACAAGCGGCGTGGCGACAGATGCCATCTTTGCAACAGAAGAAGCTTGGATTGTCTTGGTTTGGGCAATCCTCTTTCGCTCTGGCTTTTTCTCGGTTTCTGCGCTGTTTAGCCATGATGTCACTTGAAAGCACGGACATTGCTTGGCCGAAACCTCGTTATGTCCACGCACCTTTGTGATTGACGGGTATTCCATGCGCAGTTGAGCAATTAGCTTGCGCAGCGCACGATCCTGTTCAGGCGTAAAGTTTTCCTCAAACTTGTCGTCTTGATTTCCGCCGTGTCCACCCCATAGGGAGATAGCCACTGAACCCGTGTTGTGGCCCTTCTGCGCGGCTGGCGTCTTTTCAATTGGGCGACCTTCAGTAATCGTTCCATCACGGTCCACGAAATAATTATAGCCCACGTCAGACCATCCTCGGTCCAAATGCCAACGCTTGCACTCGGCAGCTTTCTCGCTGGACCGACGGCCAGCCCACCACTCTGCGCGTGTTGCCGTGCAATGTACGAATATGCTATCTAGTTTTCTCATCAGTCAAACTCCTATCTTAAAGCAATGCAGGTACTCATTGTTCTTGGTCACGAGTACAGTTGCCTTTGTCAGTTGGGTAAAGCAATCATTTTCAGAGGCGTATTGGCCAATCTCGAAGTGTGTAACGACAGTTGTTAGCTGCATCCAGACAAGAACCCACATCACCACTTCTCCTGATAGACGCCGAAATAGTACAGCGCAGTTGCAGCGCCTCCAGCCGCCGCGATAAAAACGGTAGAGCCGACTGTAAAGTTTATAGGACCGCCATTCAATTTTGGGCACGCTTTTCGATAACCATTCGGATTGCTTTTATGTTCTCATCAATCCGAGCAAGCATCACAGCTTGTATTTGAGACGTTTTCTCAATTTCAATAATACGAACCTCATGCCGCGCAATTTCGCGAGCGTTAGTTGCTACCGATGCGTCCAGCGTTGAGACGTACCAAACAAGGCCAACTGTTTGACCTATTATGGCCAGTAAAAGCGTGGCTGGTATTGATTTTGATATGTGCCAATTTTCGGTCATGTTAATGACTACCTTTTCATATGCGCAATGCGCTAAATCCGTTGGCTCATTATAACACCCCTGATCGCTGTTTACCAAGAATGCTTGCGTTTTGCCTATGTATCCGCAACAATGCGACATCACATTGGAGGTTTATAATGTTAGACGACGAAACAAAAGAAATTGTCCGTATCCTCAATCAGCCGCACCGCTGCCCAAACATGATGGCCCTTTTTCGCGCCTGTGAAAAAGCGGCGACCATTTTGCAGGATCAAGGTGCGGAGCTGGCCAAGCTGAAAGCCAAGCCAGCGTCCAAATCTAAGAAGTCTTAGCGCTGGTTCATTATTCCGAACTGTTGCATTAGCTGCCTAACGCGGCTGTCTTCACCCTCAATATTTTGAGACTGCCCAGCGCCCATCATTGTGCGTTGGGCTGTATTTCCTATTGCCTGAGACCCACGCCGCGCCCTACTAATGGCTGGCGTCAACGCTTCCATTTGTGCAGCGCTTTGCTGAAGCTGTTGCGGCGTCAGACGCTGCGTCAAGACCGGCGCAAGCTCTCTCGCTACGGCATCCATACGAGTGCGCTGAGATGGACCGCTAACCAATCCCTCCGCGACTGCACCAGTCATCGTCGGCAGAAGACCCTGACGCGCAATTGTCTCGCCAAGGTTTTCACCAAGTATCTGCTTCATGCGCTCGTTAACCAAGCCACGTATTGCAGTTTTGGAATTAGACGCAATTAAAGCACGCTGCATGAGAGCGGCTGACGTATCGTTGATTTGCTTTCCAAGTACGTCAGCGGCCTCATCCCCAAGAGCCATACGCAGCTTGTCAGCTACAGCCCTACTGCTAAGAGATTTAAGCGTTGCAAGTGCTTCAACCAGATCAGCGTCGGTTGTAGATGTGGGGCTGACCTTTGCGTTTGCCGCTGTTTCCTCAATCTTGTTGCGCAGAGCTTGGCGAAGTTGCTTCTTCCCGACTTCATCCATGCCCTGCATAGACCGCTCAACTTCCGCTCGCGTCATTTTCGGATTTAATATTTGGTCGCCAATATCCGCTGCAATGCGTTGGTCAATAGCGTCTTTACCTGACGCGCGAGCCGCAGCATACTCTGGGCTAATATCATCCAAAGCTGTTCTCATTTGCATGGATAGATTTCGCTTAGAGTTAGAAGATGTCGTGTTTCCGGCGCGAGCCAACGCCTCGCTTTCACCATACAATTGGCGAGATAAGTAATCCAGCGAAGCGACAGTTGGCGTGTCTTGCACGGTGTATGTGCCATCAGCGTTGCTGGTTATATTCATTTCAGAGCGTCTAGCCGCAGAAAGGCTGTTAAAGTCATCAGCGTCAATCTTGGTTGGCGAGAAATATGCAGATGGCTCGTTTGCCTCTTTAAGCAAGTCTTGAGCTTTCTTCAAATCCTTAGAGCCTACTCGATTGAACAGTGACACAACCTGTGCGCCACCTTCAGTATTAGGGTCAATCTCAAAGTCATATGCTTGGCCGTAAAGCTCTCTACGCCCCTCGGCTGTGTCATTCATAATCTTTTGCGTTTGACCCTTCAAATCGCCAAACGGCTTGCCGATCTGAGTATCAATTGTGTCAAAGAGATCCTTCGACGCCACAGACGCTGTCTCGTTTAAGTTTTCAACAACTATCTTGCGACCCTCTGGGCTGTTGGCAACTTGATCCAATAACGCTTCGGTTGCGCCACCTGTGCTGGCTATGCTTCCATATGGACCCATGCGCTGAGCGTTTTGGACTGCTTCGGCGCTGTCTAGCGCCAAGAAGTCTTGAGCAACTTTTGCCGCGTCACCCTTGAAGCCAAGCTGCTCCATGATGTTCCTTACGGGTTCTGACAGGTATCGGTTTGCCACCGTCGATGCAGCAAGTCCGGCAAACGGAGCGGCTGTGCCGAACAAAACACCTGCCGCAGCGCCTGTCTGAGCCTGTGCTTTTGCCTCTTCCATGCCGCCTTCGCCATATCCAGCTACAAAGCCTTCAATCGCTGCTAGGGGAGCGCCGATGCCAACGCCTTGAGCTATTTTGCCTAGAAGAGTTAGGGCTGTTGCCGACGGCAACGCAGCAGCAGATGCCGCCGCGCCTGTTGCAAAACGTGAAGCGGCGACTGTATTCGGCGCTTCCATCTCACGACCTTGGATAGCCTGACGTATCAGTCCCTCTGTGGCTCTGACGTTGCCTTGCGGTACAGTATCGTCTGCAACTCCAGCGCCAAATCCTGCTATCTGCTCAACGTATCCACGTAGGGCGGGCAAACCCTTGAACGCAGATAAGGCGCGCAGGCCACCTTCGCCAGCGCCTTCAGAGACAAGGTCTCTTGCCATCTTGTTTGCAACTACTGAACCCTCGCCCTCTCCGACGTTGCCCTTATTGCGTCGTATCATGGCTATTACGTTGGGATCGGAGGTTGCGTACCCTTCGTCCTGATAACTTTCCGGCCCGTCTTCACCAAACTTTACGATGCGACCGCCATCATCAAATGCCTCAACCAGAGAGTACCCCTCTGGCACAGGTTTCGCGGCAGGCTGCGTCGACGGGAATTGCTGCATCATGACATCGCGGATCTGGTCCTCTGTCATGGTGTCTGGAAAATTTAAAGGTTCACCTGTGGGCGAAAATACAGTTATCGTTCCCATTATTCAAACCTCTGCGTTTCTGGGTTCCATGTTTTGCCAGCGGGTGAGGCTGTTTCATTAAGCCAAGCTGGCCGACCACCTAATGCGGTATCCAGAGCGGCTGGATCTCCCGTCGCGTAGGCTTTGCGTATGATGTCAGCATATCTTCCCTTAATTTTTTCAAGATCCGTCAAAACAGCTTCTTGCTTCTGGTTAAGGTTTAGCTGCGCAATGTCGCTTTCAAGAAGTTTAAGCTCTGGAGCCGAAACTGAACCCAGTGTGGCACCAGTAGCCTTTAAGTTCATAAGAGCGTCTA